AGCAAGGCATTAACAATGCCAACAGGTGCTGTGTTGCAAGTTCTTCAGTCAGTAAACGATACGGTTGAAGTGTTTTCTACAACAGAAACTTGGCTAGACATTACTGATATGTCTGTGACAATAACTCCGACATCTGCATCAAGTAAGATTATGGTTGAATACACTATTCATCATTCAACCTCTGGCGGTACAATAGCCCACCAGCTTGTAAGGAACTCAACAGCTATCGGTTTAGGTTCTGCAAATGGCACACGGTTGAGAGCTACTTCTAGGACAGCAGGTAATGGCGTTGGTAATGATGATGAAAATCACATAAGCACTCCAACTACTATGAAATATCTTGATAGTCCAGCGTCAACATCAGCACAGACTTATAAATTACAACTGCGTATTCAAAATGCTGAAGGTAGTATTACTACTAATACCTCGCACAACCAACCTAATGTAACTTTTACCTATGGGTCTAGAGTCATTTCCACAATTACAGTAACAGAAATAGCGGGATAGGGAGACAGATATGGCACTTATAAAGTTAAACAATCAGTCTCTCACCGCAGTCACATCTGCTGGTTTGCCTAGTGGTACTATATTGCAAGTTGTTAATGGGACTTTTTCAACACAGACATCTGCTTTAACCAGCAGCACATATACTGACACTGGCCTAACCGCAACGATTACTCCATCAAGCACATCAAGCAAAATACTTGTGTCTGCCAATATTCCTGATGCCCACAATGGAGGAACTGTTAGTTTGCTCTTTTTAAATCTTGTTAGAGACAGCACTCAACTAATTGAATTTGTTAAACACGGCGACTACAATTCTGGGGTGTCTATTGTTACATACGGCGGTTCTACTTCTTACCTAGATTCTCCGGCAACAACATCTGCAACGACATACAAAGTTCAATTCAAAGTTAATACTAATGGTGGTAGTCAATCATTATTTCTCAATAACAGCACTGGAACAATCACACTTATGGAAATCGCTGGCTGATGAAGATGTCACAGGAAGTCACCCCAGAGTTGCGTGTAGCCTTGGAACTTGAGGCTCACGAAAAAGAATGTGCAGTTCGTTATGCGTCTGTAGAAGACAAACTATCAGGCTTAGACAGACGCTTGTGGCGTTTGGAAGCTATGATAATGGGGTCAACGGTGGTTATCGTTGGCCTCGCTGCGTCCCTGTTAATGAAGCTATAAGGAACTATCATGGAACCTATCAGTACTACCCTCGCAGGGATTGCATTAGTTAAACAGAGTGTGGACTTTATTAAGACACACATTAGCACTGTTCAAGATATTGGACAAATAGCAAGCCAGATTGATGACCTGTTTACAGGTGAAAAACAAATCCAACAAGCCAGAAACAAGAAGTCTGGTACAGGACTTGGAGATCAGTTTGGGGTAGATACTGTAGCTAAAGAAGTCATAGACGCTAAACTCGCAGCAGAGAAGTTGCAGGAAGTAGCCACTATGGTTGACATGAGATTTGGTCACGGTACATGGAAGAGTATCTTAGCGGAACGTGCTAAGAGACTACAGGAACAACGAGAAGCTGAGGCTAAGGCTAGGCGATATAAGATACAGAAAGATAAGGAATTTGAGGAGACTATGAAAACTGCTGTGTTAGTTACTGCTATCCTAGCAATAGCCATAGGTCTTTTTATAACCGTTATGGTTTCTGTAGCGAAAGCGATGAGTTATGTTTAAGACACTAGTACTAGCTTGCAGCCTGTCTGTACCCACGGACTGCTGGGAGTTTCACGATACACGTGGCCCCCATGCAACATACGAGCTATGTCAGAAGAGAGCTTACACGATGGGTAACGATATTATGGAAATGCAGGGTAGGGATTTAGAACCTAAACAATTTAAGTGTCTTCCATTAAAGGGACAACAACTATGATATGGTCACTTATGCTAACTGCTTGTATGCAATCAACCTGTGTAGAACAAAGTATACAATGGTTTGAAGACAAGCAGGAATGTATAGAGTATAAACTTTTACATGAAGAACTACCCAAGGATGGTAACTGGAGTACAGTTGATTATGAGTGTACACTAGTAAATGGGTTAGAAACTTAAGGATAACAGCTATGATGGGTGTATTACTACAGGGATTGTTTGGCGTAGCCAGCAGTGCCGTAGAGGGCTTTGTTGAGACAAAGAAAGCCAAAGCAAAGCAGAAGCTTGTTAAGATTGAGGCAGAGACTAGCCTTATGGAAAAGAAGATTTCTGGTGAGATTGACTGGGATAAAGCAGCAATAGATGGTGCAAAGGATAGTTGGAAGGATGAGTATCTTACAATTCTGTTCAGTATACCACTGCTGCTATGTTTCTTACCCTTTACCGTGGAGTACGTAGAACGAGGCTTTGAGGCTTTGTCTATGACACCTGACTGGTATCGTTATACCTTAGGTATTATCGTATCAGCCAGCTTTGGTATTAAGGGTGCAACTAAGATGTTTGGAAAAAAGTAATGAGCTTATATGAGAATATAAATAAACGTAAGAAGGCTGGTACTAGCAGACCTAAGAGTAAGTCTACTGTTTCAGCTAAGTCCTATGCCAATATGAAGGCTGGCTTTCCTAAAACAAACAAGTATAAGAAGAAAACATGAGCTTAATTGAACAACTTAAACGCCATGAGGGACTCAAATTAAAACCTTACAAATGCACAGCAGACAAACTTACAATTGGTGTGGGAAGAAATCTAGAGGACGTGGGGATATCGGAAGAAGAAGCAGAGATGCTACTACAGAACGACATTCAACGAGCCACTGTGCAGATACAAACAGAGTTTCCGTGGACAGAGCAGCTAGACGAGGTACGTTTCGCAGCCCTTATCAACTTTACCTTCAACGTAGGGATAGGAACAGTGGGCAAGTTCGTAAACGCAATGGCTCTGCTAAGGGACGGAAGCTACGATATGGCAGCAGACGAGTTCCTGAACAGCCGTTGGGCTAAACAGGTAGGCCAGAGAGCCGTAGATGTAACGGAGCAAATCCGTACAGGAGAGTGGAAGTGACAGAAAAACAACTGATAGACAGCTTGCATGAGGCTGTCACCCAACAACTGCTGCTACGTGTGCAGAGTGGGGAAGCTACAGCTAGTGAACTATCAGTGGCTGTTAAGTTTCTTAAGGACAATGGAGCATCCTTGGATGTTATCATGGCAGAAAGCCCTATGGCTAACCTTCTCAATGATCTACCGTTTGAGGTTGGAGAACAGTTACAATGAAACAGGTAGCTCACAAGTTAAATGAAAGTTCAGAAGTTACCATACCCCTACGCAACTTGATTAGCATGATTGCTTTTACAGCCGTATCAGTTTGGGTTTATTTTGGTTTGACAGAGCGAATATCTTTCTTAGAACATAATCTTGAGCTTACCATGCAAGAAGTAGAAGAAAATGATGACTGGATCGACAAGTTTGAGCCACCAAAGTCTGTGCAGGATACGGTCAGGCGGGTGCATGATCTGGAGATTGAGATAGAAAAAATTAAATTAATGGTAAATGGGGTAACTAAATGAGAGGCCATAACGCAAGCCTAGCGTCTAAAAGCGTAATACTACCTGCTGACCAGTCATGGGTAAAGCTGCTCGACAGTAATGCTAGTCGTATGTATTTGTGTATACAAAATGACCACGACAATCACTCTATTATGATTGGTTTTAGTAATGACACAGTAGCCCCCACAACAGGCATGAACCTAGACGGTTCTACTACTGTAGGTGATTTAGCATCTACCTTTCAGTTTAACGTAGCACCTATTAACGCAGTGTGGGCTAAAGTAAACGATGCACACGCACACACTATTGAAGTAATTTATGATGACTAATGTACCTGAAGCCTTAAAAGACTTTAGAAACTTTACATACTTGGTATGGCAGCACTTGGGATTGCCAGAACCTACCCCTATTCAGTACGACATAGCACACTATCTTCAGGACAGCCCTAAGCGTTGTATTATTGAGGCTTTCCGTGGTGTAGGTAAGAGTTATATTACTGCTGCCTACGTTGTACACCAGCTACTGCTAGACCCACAGCTTAAATTCATGGTTGTGTCAGCGTCTAAGGCACGTGCTGATGACTTCTCTACCTTTACACAGCGTATTATCATGGAACTGCCTATATGCCAGCACCTAGTCGCTAAGGAAGGCCAGAGATGGTCTAAGATAGCCTTTGACGTAGCACCTGCTAAAGCCTCTGGTAGCCCCTCAGTGAAGTCTGTAGGGGTCACAGGACAGCTTACAGGTAGCCGTGCAGACATTATTATTGCTGATGACGTAGAAGTCCCTAACAACTCTATGACACACATGATGCGGGAGAAACTTGCAGAGACTGTCAAGGAGTTTGACGCTGTTCTTAAGCCTGACGGTAGGATTATATACTTAGGAACTCCTCAGTGTGAGATGTCCCTGTACAATGCCCTACTTGCACGTGGTTATAAGATGAGAGTATGGCCCGCAAGATACCCTACCCTAGATCGCGCAGAGAAGGCCTATGGGGGCAGGTTAGCTCCTACGCTGTATGATTCCCTACAAACTAACCTAGAGGCCGTGTATGGGCTTCCTACAGACCCTAAACGATTTGATGATGACGATTTACTGGAGAGAGAACTAAGTTATGGTAGAAGTGGCTTTGCTTTGCAATTTATGTTGGATACTTCACTATCTGATGCAAACAAATACCCCCTTAAACTAAGTGACCTACTTGTATATAGCTGTGATAAGGATACTGCACCTGAAAAACTGGTGTATGGTATCTTTAAGACCCTTGAAGACCTACCGAATGTAGGGCTAGCAGGGGACAAGTTCTACGCTCCTGAGGACACTGTAGGACGTACAGAGTATCAGGGTAGCGTACTAGCCATTGACCCCTCTGGTAGAGGCTCTGACGAGACAGCATACGCTGTTGTTAAAATGCTTAATGGTTTCCTGCATGTTGTAGATGCTGGTGGTGTTGCTGGTGGCTACTCAGACAGTACACTACAACACCTGTGTGACTTGGCTAAGATACACAAGGTTAATATGGTACTAGTAGAGAGTAACTTTGGTGACGGTATGTTTACTGAGCTACTAAAGCCCTACCTACTCAAGACACATCCAGTGACTATAGAAGAGGTACGCCACAGTAAGCAGAAGGAACACAGGATCATTGACACCCTAGAGCCTGTTATGAACCAGCATAGGCTTGTTATAGACCCTAAGGTTATCCAGAAGGACTATGACAGTGTACAGTCTATGCCCCCTGAAAAGGGTATTAAGTACATGCTAACCTATCAGATGACACGTATAACAAAGCAGCGAGGAGCGTTAGCACATGACGATAGACTTGACGTTCTTGCTATGGCAGTGCAGTACTGGACAGACCAGATGGCTGCTGACGCAGATACAGAAATACGAACAAGAAAAGAGGAACTCCTAGACTTTGAGCTTGATAAGTTCATGTCACACCTTAACATAGGTCAGAAGGAGAAGGATGTAGGGGGCTGGGTGGTACTATAATACCGTTCCGAAGGTTCCCCTATTGACTAGACCCCCCTAAGATATATATAGTAGGTAGTAGGTAGTAGTATCTTTAAGTACCTTTAGGATGTTATAGGATACTTAGGACTACTACTTACTACTTACTAACTCCTTATTAACCTGCTAAAAGAATAAGGCAGTAGTGTGTATGACCTAAAATACCCTAAAAAATCTGAGGGGGTATATAATAAGATCAGACGCGCGACTCCCCCCATGATGCGCGATACCTTATAATCTTAGCCACGCCTAACATTCTTCTGGAACCATTAGAAACCTTGGCATCCTTAACAATCTTAGCCACGCCTAACATTCTTCTAGTTCTTTAAGATTTTAAGGATCGCCTGTGTCTCTCTCTCTATCTGTTCTTGTTTTGTTCCTTAAAATCCTACGAGTCCTAGAACATACCGTGAACATACCACTAGACACTTTAAGTATATATAAACCACTGTCAATTCCTTGACACCTGTCAACATTCTGACGCTCAAAGTGTCAAATATCCGTTGTTTACTTTCTCAATTCTTTCATGCTAGGTTTAAGCATCGAAAGAAAACGTACCGACTTACTCGCAAGAGCAATAGCAAGAAACTTTCGATAGGCCGAAAGAAAGCGCAAGAGCAGTATGACTAACCTTGCTAGGCCATTGAATACAGAAAGTGCATTGACTAACTGAATAAAAGAGAATACGCTTTAGAGACTAAAGGTTACGAAGCACCTAAAGAAGCTTGCAGTGTACTAGCCTAATGGATAGCACTATAAAGGATAAGGTTTGCAGTCCTGCCATATGCAAGGGAAGCCCAAGCCATAGACAGTACCGCTAGGCTATGTGCTGCGAGGATGCTAGGCCAAGCTAGGGTGGAGTCCGATAGCAAGGACAAATCCCTAGCTGTTACAAGGTGCAATGGTGTACCTATAACGCTAGGAGTAGTAGCATGAAAACTTATACAACTAAAATTATGGGCAAGACAGTGGCAGTTTATGGCAAGCGGCAGCGGGTTATCAAGCGGCGGTTTGGTGTCAATGTAGGTAGTACATTTACAGGTGTACACCTAGGCAAGACTAGCCACTATCTTTCAATTCCTATGTGGGTCAAGCGCAAGTTTGGTGGTGTTCAAGATATCGCCAAGGTGTATTGACAAGCCAAGGGCAACGGTATTATTCTCCCTAAATATCGTTGTACCTTGTAACAGCTAGGAGTAGTAGCCATGAGTGTAAGGAATATCCTTTACTGGTATGGGCAGTCTAATGAGACTGAACGTGCCTTTGACTGGTATAGTGATGCACTAGAGCAATGCCGCAAGATAGCAGTGCATTATGATATGCCTGTTTATAGGGTGGTGTCAGTAGTAGCAGCACTATCACCTAACAATAAGTGGGAACGCAATGTAAGCAATGCCTATGACTTGATAGGGGCATATCTTAGGGGCGATCATATGGAAACTGTTAAGGTCAGTACCTATAACAAGATGAAAGAGAAGGCATGGTTCCTGCTATCTGATAGGCCAACCTATGACGAAACCAAGGTGATCCTATCAGGTCAAAAGATAACCTGCTTCTTTGAGAATATCATGGGCGAGGATACCTGCACCATAGATGGACACGCTAGGAATATCTTTTACAATGAGCGAGTAGGTCTGACTAATGACAAGACCAACATAGGCAAGAAGGAATACAGGCTACTACAGGCAGCATATGTCCACGCAGCCAAGAAGGTAGGCATCAAGGCATACGAGATGCAAGCCATCACATGGATGGCATGGCGTAGGCATCATGGGATTGTATAGGGGATTGACATGCTAGACATTCTAATAGTATTTATATTTGTGCTAGGTATCACTGGCTTTGTATTGTTGATAGCTAGTTTCATAGCAGCAGTTTGTAACGACTACTTTGAGAGGTAAGACAATGGGTATCATTCAGAACGTAAACCAGTGGGATTTTAGACAGGCACTAAAGGCTGATGAATATACATCATGGACAAGCGAGGCCATAGATGCCTTGTATGACCACTATGACCAGCTAAGTGATGACATGGGCGAGGATATCCAACTTGATCCTATAGCTATCAGGTGTGAATGGAGTGAGTACCATGTCCAAGAATTATATGACAACTACAGCCACATCTTTGAGGATGTTGACGTTGAGTGGGATGACTACGACAGTCAGGTTAAGGTGTTAAACAATCACACCTTTACTATTGATATCAGGCGTGATACACATATGGGTAGCGTATTAGTAATGGAGTTTTAAGATGGGAATGTATATAGACACAGCCTACCCTGACATAACACAGGACGCTAGGCTTTCAAGTATCCTAACCAAGATGAAGGCACTAGCAGTCCAGATAGAGGACGCTGAGTGGGAAGGGCAGGATGTATCAAGCATGAGGCAGCAGCTATCAGGTCTAAAGTCTAGACATGATGATGGTGTCACATATGAACCACTGTTTTGAGAGGGCTTGTTATGATAACACCTAGACCACCAGAAAAAACATGGGCAAATGCCAAGCTATATCGGTGTGACCTATACGATTCACGCTATCCTGTATGTGGCACTCGCCTAGTGTGGGTCAACGTAGGCTGGAAGTGGGTGCGACTATGCACACCAGTACAGCATGACAAGTGGCGTATCAGGCGTGAGGAGTGGGATAAGATACCACAAGAATTATTTGTAAAGGATGAAAATGATGACTAATCAACTTGATTTACCACTTGACCACGAGCCTTGCATTAACC